AGATTTACCTACGTCTTTAAATCCAGTGGCAACTTCAGCAATAGTATCAGGTATGACCATAAATGCTTCTTTCAATTCAGCAATTTTACTGAAACCACCTGTATCTCTACCTGTATCTGCTGTTACGTTTGTTTGTTTTTTTAATGTGTCTGATTTTTCTTCAGTTCTTTTTACATTTTCTGATTCTGCTGATATTCTATCTTCTAATGATTCTCTTAATTCTGCTTGTTCAGGTGTAAGTTTTTCTATTTGTTCTCTATATTCTTTTATTGCGTTTGTACTTAATTCAATTTGTTCTTTATTATTTTCTATTTGTTTTTCTTTTTCTTTAATTTCTTTTTGAGTTATTATCTTTATAGCGTCACCTCTCTCATTGATTTCTGCTGCTATACCTTGTTCTCTTAAATTTGATAATTCTTTTTCTAAATCTTCTTGTTTACCTATAAATCTATCTACCGTTTTTGCTAATTCTTCGTTATAATCATATAGATTTACACCTAATTCTTGTGTTAATTTTACTAATTTGTTAATAGCATTACCAAAACTATCAATAGGACCACTTTCTATTTCTGTTGTAAGTGTTCTAATCATATCAGGCACATTACTTACAACTGCTTGTGTAGCAGATTTTAAACTAGTGTTTGTTTTTTCAAATATTACTTTACCTAGTTTCTCTATTTCTACTTTTACAGCATTTGAGTCATTCTTTGATACCTCAAATTCAGATGATAATGGTTCTATTTTTGGTAATGCCATTGTTTAATCCTTGTTTTTAACTTTAGAAGGTTTACCGTTAACGTATATTGCAAACCACCCAGCGCCTGCCCCAACAACTACTGACACTAACCCTGCCTGTGCGTTATTAGGATTCTCTAGTGCCATAAACCAATTGATTACATCTAAAAATGCCCAAGCATATGCAACCATTAAAAGTCTAGGTACTAATCTCCAGTTAGACATCAATTCAGGTATCTCTACCTCAATGAAATGCCATAATTGTTTTATACCATATTTGATTCCAGACCAACCTGATCCGAATAAGTTTTTAATTTTTTCTATCATTACTTTGCCTTTTCTCGTTCTCGTTTTTTTCTTTCGTTTTCTTCTTTAATATATTTAATCAATAATGAAACATATACATCACGTTCCCACGGTATCATTGCCTCAATTTCAGTTAGTGAATACTTATGGTGTTGCATAAGTGCAAAATTTACTTCGTATATCGCCTCTAGGCTATTGTGGGAGAGGCCAATCCGAAAAAATCTTGTAACCCGCTGAAGGTGATCTTACTCTCAACTCCTGTCTTCGGGTTCTTCACTTTTGTTTCGTGTCGTAATCTAGGCATTGTTTCAAAAAAAGTTCTCAATTTAGTAAACTGATTTTGAGATAAGTTTTCAAAAAACTCTTTCAATTCTTCTTTTGTTGATTCAGTAGTAGGATAATTCTTCTCTCCTTCATAAATGTAATCAACACATCCTATAATTAAACCTATAATATCTTCATATTTAAGTGTCTTAATACCTTGTGTTGTATATAACACTTTCATATTAGGATATTTCATTACTACACCTAATTTTCTTTTTTCGTCTAATATTATATCGTTAGAGTGTGCGTCATCAACTTGCACCTCAACTTTTGATATGTCAACCTCCACATCGCCATAGGTTGTCTTATCGTCTGGACATATAATTTTAAACTTTGCAACTTCTCCTACAGATTTTGCCCTAACTTGTAAGAAAATGTACTCTACATCAAAAGTTGGTAGAGTTTCAACATCTATCTTGTTATATGTAACCGACTTCAAAATATCTTTTGTTGCCGATTGCATTTGTTGTTCATCACCTGATTCAAGTGCCATATATAAAATTTTTTCTTCTTTTACAAGAAAAGGTCTATACTGAACCTTTACATCACTAGATGGTAAAGTCAACTCATATCGTGGTGTTTCAACTATTGGTAACGCCATTATAACTCCTTATTATATTAAATATTTAGTGGTGGTATTTTAAATGGTGGAAATACTCTTCCGCCAGTTATTCTACCTAAAGGTACTCTACGTCTTAAATCGTTAAGTACATCTCTACCTGCCCTTCTCAATTCAGGTGGCAATTTATTTATTAAACTACCAAAAATTCCTCTATTGTTTTTAATTTCAGGTATCCTACCAAGAGGACTACCTAATTCTATATTACCTTGTCTATCTATAAAGTAATTAATCCAGTATCTAAATGAAAAATCTATATCTACGGTTTGAACACTATTAGCATCGTGGGAATATTCTATTGCACCTACCTTTGTAGGATAAACATCAATCAATTGTACACCATAAGTTATATCATCACGTTCCTGTCTGCTTGCAAATTGTCCTAATTGAAATATGTTTAAATTAGAAACATAGTTTTCATAATAGTTTGTATTAAATGTAGATGAGGTTGACATAGCGGCTTTCTGCCATAATTCAAAATAACTTCTTTCTCTCATAAACTTATCAGCATAAAATGTTGCTGATATAGGTGCTGATTTCATATCATAAACTATATTTCTAGCAGGTGCATTTCCGTGTCTAACTTCTTTAGTTACCATTTCTCTTTCAGGCATACTAATAGAAGAACAAAATGCTCTTACACGTCTACCGTTTGCCTGTTGAACAGCAAGTAATTCTTCTTGTGATGGAAAAGATGTTTTCTCTAACGCTGCTATAGATGTATCTTGGAATCCTTCTGAAAATATACTACCACTATCTACACCTCTAGGCAAAGCAAACTCAGCATAAAATCTTGCCTTTCTAGCAAATCCTTCTGCCTCATTTACATATGATTGAAAACGACCCATAGTGGTTTCAGGATTACCACCTTGTCGTCTTTGTAATCTTTTATCGCCTGCTACGTCATCAAGCGATTTATCTCGTGGTATACCGATACGTACATCATAACCACCAATTCTTTTTCCGCCTCTTAATATTGCCATTAGTATGGACTACCTTTCCTAAATTGTGCCACAGGTAAATAAACAGATAATGCTGCTTTGTCATAATCAATTCTTAAAAAACTTGATCTCACGTGATTAAACAAATATTTTTTAATCGTATTCTTTACCAATGGTATGTTCTTTACCCTATCATAACTTACATCAAAACTATTTCTACTAGTTACTTCTCTACCTCTTGTAGAAAATCTTTGTAATCTTTCTAACAAAGTAAATCTAGCACCAGGTCTTAAATAATGAAAATTAATGCCTGCAAATCCACCTGGTATTCTCTCAATAGGTAATACTAGAGGAAATGTATCATAATATGGTAACGTCTTCTTATATTTAGGGTCATAAAAGAACATATTTAAACGACCTACACTAGGTCTACCTAATAATCTGCCTTGATTCATTAGTCTTCTTGCTGATACTCTATCTGCGATAGAAGCAACAGCATTTCTATACCAAGCAGCGCCTTTTCTTGCACCACCTTGTTTATCTACTAATGGATCTAATATACTAGGCATATGCTATATTTATGCTTAAAAAAGGGCACTTTAGTTACCTAAAGCGCCCTAAAAGTATTTACCAAGAGAGAGAGTATTACTCGTCCTCTGCTAATTTACTAAAGTATGACATTGTATCGTCATCATCACTAGCAACAGGACTTTCATTTATACTTTTTCCTGAACCGTTAGTTGAAGGCGGGAGGTCTGCAACAGCAACGGTTTCAGTTTTTCTAGCACCCGATAACACCCTATTCAGTTTCTCTTTGAGTTCCTCATAGGTTTTAAAATTATCAGCCGCTAAAAACGGTTTTAAAGCGTGTTGTGTTGACCAGATTGATTTAATCTTGTCATCATTATCAGCAAGTGCTGACACGCCTTCAAATTCAGATTTGTCATAGTTCCAATAACCATCAACTTTTCTGATTTTTAATTTAAAGTTTGCACCTTTCCAGAAGTCAAACGGATTGATTGCCGCCTCGTCTTCAAAAGCAGGTTGCATTGCTTCAGTAATCTTATCAAATATCTTTTTACCAAATTTGTATAAGAAAACTTTGCCTTCGTTTTCTGGATGTTTAGGGTCAGATACCACTAGAATATTTGAGTAGTAAGATAATTTTCTTTTTCTCTTTCTAGCAATTTCTTTATCACTATCAACACCTGTATTCCAAAGTCTTGTGTTTTCTTCAGACACAGGATCTTTTTGATTTAATGTTGTTAATGAGTTTTCAATATACCAACCACCAGGTCCTTGGAAAGCGTGAGACCATACTCTTTGCCAAGGCAAGTCTTCGCCTGACACAGCAGGTAAAAATCTAATAACAGCATAACCGTTACCAGTTTTATCTAACTCTGGTTTCCAAAATCTGTCGTCTTGGTATTTGTTTTTATTTGATTGATCCTCAGGATTGAGGTTCGATTCAAGTGCCTTTGTAAGTTTATCAAAATTACTTGATGATGATTTTAAAGTTTCAAAATCCATATTCGTATTCTCCTATATTTTTATATTCGTTGTATTTGTGTTCCCTATATAATCGGGATCATTATTATTTAGTAGAGTTTTTCTTCCACTTTTCATAATCTTTTCGCCATTCAGAAGCAGACTTACAAGGATTAGGTAATGACTTGTTAATCATATATTCTCTAACCTTTTTACAAGTGGTTTCAACTTTATCTAAAATTCTGTATATTAAAACATCAAACATATTACCAATATAACACTATTTGAGCATTTTGTCAAGCGTGGTATAGTCTATGTACTTAATATTTTTTTCTCTTGCCCAAGCGTCTGGTATGAAACTAATAGGGTCAGTACCATCACTTCCGTTAGGATTTACCTTATAAAATGTAGTGTTTTGATTTTCTCTTATCAGTTCTAACCATTGATTAATCCAGTTTATACTAGGTGTCTTGTGTGCCTCTTTTAGACCATAATGTTTTGTATCTTTGTATAGATTATTCAACTGATCGTTGTAACTCTCTAAATCGTGTCCTAATAAAAATACTTCTTCAGGTTTACAATCATTCACAGCAAACCAACCTGAAGTAGGACCTGCTGCCCAACCTCTATCTTTTATATTGCCTTCATTGTTTATCATATGGTCATTTACTGCTCTTACCTTATCATCACTTGTAACCCAACTTACATTTATTGATGTATGATTAACTTCTTTTTTTTCTCTATCTTTATTCTTCTTTAATATTTCTACTACACCTGCTAAATTAGAACCGTGCATAACAAATTCTTTACGGTCACCTCTCTCATTAGAATTAATTACATTTTCTTTTTTGATTAAATCATAATCTTGGTCTGAATAGTTTTGACCTGCATATAATAATTGTTCATACATTTCACCAGGCATTGTATTCCAATCTCTAAACACACATTGATTATTTTGTGCATAACCTGAATTGTACACCTCGTGCATTATACCCATATCAACAGCAGTAATTACATCTGGTGTAAAATCTCTATACAAAGCATTACAACCATATATCTTGCCGTGTGGTCTCAATGTTTCTAAATCTAAATGTTTTCTACTTTCACCGTTACCTATACAGAATACTCTACCAGCCATATTTTTTCCAAAACTCTCTTATTCTATTATAATTTTTATTAAATGTTTCTTGTAGTAATAAAGTATTTAATGATCTCTCTTTTAAATAATCTTTATCATCATCTAAACTTTTTACTTCAAAATTCATATTATCAGGTATCAATACAAATTGAGCAAGAGGTGTTCCTGCCTTAATTGTTTCAACACCTGTAAAGTGGCAATAGAAAGGTATTGTTCCTACAGCAGCGTGTCCTAAATGCGGTTCTAATATACCTGACAAAGTTGTAAATCTGTTTTCATCTTGGTACATTGGGTGCATTTGCAACATTTTATAACCTTTAGGTATTCTTGCCACCCAAGGTAAATTAAATTTTAATACTTGTTTCATTGTACCTTTCGGCCAGTTTTCAAAAAAAGGATAAAATGATTGACCCATATGTGATGTGATAATAGGTTTATCGTGTTGCCCAGCAGGTGTTTTTGATTGAAAAAACTGACCATCAGGACTTACATCTAATATAATATCTGTATGTGCTCTTAAAATATAACCTGTATTGTGATAAAGTTGTA